TCAATCATAGGAGTTTAACAAATGCGTTATTCTGCATCTTGGTCTTCAATTACAAGTGACACTGGCACTGCTGATGGATCATCTTTAACCAGTAACAAATACCCAATGGAAATCGTTGGAGGTAGTAGCACACAACGTGTCGCTATTAATGAGGTGTTTATTGGGGGCGAGGCTTCGGCTACTAGTTCTCCAATGGTCATGCGTCTTGGACGTGATTCTACTATTGCTGTAACAGCGACTAGCGCAGGTAATGCTTTGCTTCTTGCAATGGATGCTTCTGCTACTGCGCCAGCATCAATTCCTTCGCTAGTGCAGTCGGCCACAACCAATCCCACTCGTAGTACGACTCTTGGTCGTCTGCTAGCATTATCATTTAATGCTTATGGTGGTATTGCTCGTTGGCAAGCACGATTTGGTGAAGAAATTTGCATGGTTGGAAACACTGCCTCTCTTGGTGCTATTTCGTTATCATCCTTCACTGGTAGCACTGCTGCTAGCACATCTGGACACATTGTTCTTGAAGTAGCGTAAGAAATGGCCGATACCAAAATCAGTGCTCTAACGGCGGTTGCGACTGCCGCAGATACTGACGAGTATGCCACCAATCAGGGCGGTACGAGTAAGAGAACTACTCGCGCCGTCCTGATGACGAACCCTCTTTTCCCCAGCTACAACGATCACACGACGATTGCGGACCCCTCTGCCCCATCTGACGGGACCCTCCGGGTCTATGCTAAGAAGATTGCGCAGAGGCACTTCCTTAAAATGATTGGTCCAGCAGGTGTAGATACAGCCCTGCAGACTGCGGTCTTCCAGAACCGGATTCTGATGTATGTGCCTTCGACCGGCACCACAGGGACCGGATCGGGAACGGGTTGGGGGCCGGTGTGGACTTCTGGCGGCACCGTCAGCCACCCTACCCCTGCTACCACCGCCCCGGCAATCTCCAACCAGATGCGCCGGACGAGGTATGCAAACGTCGCCACCACGACGAATCAGACGCTGGGTATAAAAGCTGCAGCCGCTGATACGTTGAACTACTGGATCGGAAATGCGGCGGGTCTGGGTGGATTCTTCTACGCCGCCCGCTTCATTGTAGAGTTGTACCCGGCATCGACGGTACGCATCTTCGCCGGACTTGTGGCGTCGTCTTCCACCTATGTTGTCGCCAGTGACACAGTGATCAACAACACCTGCGGACTCTGGCATGACACAACCGACCCGAGTACTGGTGCGGGTGCCTTTAATTTCGTCACACGCAATACCGCCACCACGACGAAACAGCAGATCACACTCTCAAACGCAATTGCAGAGGGCAACGGTTACGACTTCTACATGTTCTGCGCGCCCAATGGTAGCACGATCTACTGGCGGCTCGATGATATCGTGAACGCTGTGACGTACGAGGGGAACACTGGCACGACGCTCCCGACCAATACCGCGTTCATGGGCCCGCAGTGCGCCATGTCTAACGGGACGGCAAATACCACCGTCACGACTTCAGCAATCGGCATCGCCGGGGTATACACAGAAGCTGATCGGTAGTGGCTGATCGCTATCTCCTCGAATCAGGAGCACCTGATGGTTATCAGCTAGAAGATGCTAGTGGTGTTCTTCTACTTGAAGGATTAAATCCACTAAATTTTTCTAAAGACTCTGCTAATCATAGAGGGATTAGCGACAAAAGACCACACTTCTATAATCCTGTAATTGATGTACGGAATCATTTAGCCAATGCAATTCCGCCTGCATCATCAGGGATTACTCGTGCTCCATTAGTATTTAATCCACATGCACGGAGTCCTAAACATCAACTAATTGAGGATTGGTCTAGTCCAATTCTGCTGTTTGAATTAGCAACAGCACCGCAAGCCCCCTTTGTTAATGAGTTCTTTGAGTCTGCCGGAACTCATAAAAGAGATATCAGATCAGATGTATTTGAAAATACACTAGTTAGATATTTAAATCCAGTCCAAGAAGGACTGGTTGAACTCTACCAAGCGGGTGATTATAGAAAAAAATATGTTAATCTTATTTTTGACTATAACCTACTTACTAACACACTTGCGGTTCAAGGTTCAGTTAGTGGTTCATTAGCATATACAAATCTTAATGATACCTTAAGTGCCAGTGGAACTACGACAATTGTCGGCACACTAGCCACCACTAATGCAAATGATACATTGTCTGCATCAGGTACTACCACAGTAACAGGCACTCTTGCTACTACAAATGCAAACGACACACTAAGTGCTTCAGGATCAGTTGGTTCACCAGTCGATGGTACATTAGCGTACACGAACAACAATGATACTTTGTCAGCTAGTGGAAGTCCAGTTATTGTTGGCACATTAGCAACGACAAATGCGAATGATACTCTTGCTGCGTCTGGAACAACCACTGTTTTAGGAACGTTAGCAAGAACTAACAATAATGATACTTTGGCGGCTTCCGGCACAGTCGGTAATCCTGCTGCAACAAGATCACAACTACCACTAACAGGGGCGGGACAAACATAATGGCAAGTCGTAACTTATTTTGGCCAGGGGCAACAACATCTATTAATGCCACTACCACTACAGCCAATGCTGCACTACCACGAGCTGGTGGAGTAATCAGATTGGCAAATACTGGATCAACGGCAGTATTTGTTGTGTTGGGCACATCTGGTGTAACAGCAACATTATCAACTGGTTTCCCTATTCTGCCAGGAACGGCCGAACTATTTACAAGCGCACAGGATCGTGCTGGAAGTAGTCAGTCTCCCACTCATTTTGCCGCTATTACAGAAACCGGCACTTCGAGAGTTTCAGCAACCATCGGTGAAGGTGAACTTTAATGTCTCGTATTAGGAGTAGACGTAGAGCGTTTAATCGTCTGCATAGTCTCCCAATACCTCCAGTACAAGCCGCTCCATCAGTTCCTACTATCGAAAGTATTCACGCCGACACTCCATTTTCTAGTATGATTGGCTATGTCCAACTATTGGGTGGAAGTCAATCGCTATCTTCAGTTAATGAAAGTACAGGTATTGTACAAACTGCTGGAACTGGATTTGGTGGTAATGCTAAGAGTCAAATTAACATTGGTGGAACTAACACATGGATGCGTTTTGGGAAGATTGCTGATCCAGTAACACCGTCTAGAACTGTTATTGCATGTGCTGGACAGGCACAAGATGGTCCTACCTTTGGACATGCGGCTCGTTGTGAGATGGGATTTGGCAATGCACCAGTAAACCAAGAAGGTACTACTTACTGGTATGCTATAGAAACCTACATGCCTTCCAGTCGATACAATGAAGGTAATGGAGTTATTCTACAGACTCACGTTAATGACCCTGGTGGTCCGGCAACTGGTCCCTTTACATTAGGATTCTTAGGTGGTATTTTCCCTAATCCTGGTGTCGGCATTGATTTGTATCGTTATCCTATTGGTGGACCTAACAATGAGTATTATCCCTGGATTACTGATAATCTAGGTTTTGCTGGTAATTCTGTGACATTGAACCAATCAATGACATCAGACAGATTGTGTGATTTTGTACAAGGAACTTATACCGACAGATGGCATAAATGGATTTTTAAGTACAGAGGATCAAAAGGAACTGGCACTGCTGGGATGCTATTAGGTTGGTTAAATGGTACTCAAGTTCTAAACCTAACTAATTTAGCAATTGGTGTGGCAGATACCACACAAGGAACATATCCAACTGATTATGTCAAATTTGGATTTGACGTAGATTCAGGAGCAACTACCACAGGTAGTTATGCGTTAGTGCGCTCTAGTCATTTAGTATTAGATAACGGTTCTTACACTGAACCACAAATTAGGGCGTTATTAACATGAGTGAATTAGATATCCTAAAATGGATTGTACTAGGAGCACTTGGTTTGATTTCATGGTTTCTCCAGCATAATTTAGCTGACACTAAAGAACGCATCACGCATCTTGAAAATGATATTCAAGGTATGCGTCGAGACTATCTGCACAAAGATGATTTCAAAGAATTCAAGACAGAACTTCGTGCAATGTTTGAAGAACTACGAAAAGATATTCGAGCAGTAAATGAGAAAAGTTAGATGGCCAGGTGAATGGAAGGTAGTCTGCGACGTGTGCGGATTCCAATACGCCAGCACAGAAGTGAAGAAGCGTTGGGACGGTGCCGTCGTTTGTGAACGTGACTGGAATGTACGTCATCCTCAAGACTTCCTGCGTGTGCGTGGAGAAAAGGAAACTCCTCCTATTGTCAGGCCAGAGCCCACAGATACTTTTGTCTCAGTGACGTATCCATTTCCTCTTGATCCGGCGACACACTAATGACTACTTCCGCTACCACGATTTATGAACTAAGTCGAGACAATTTAATTAAAGCCGCACTGCGAAAGATCGGTGCGTTGGCTGCTGGAGGCACACCTACAGCCGAAGACCTAACCAATGGACAGACAGCTTTAAATTCTTTAATTGCTCTCTTCCAGGGGTTGGGTTTAACTATTTGGAAAAGACGTGAGACTGATATCACTCTTGTGGCTTCACAACGAGACTACACAATTGGTATCGGTCAAACTATTAACCAAGCATTTCCACTTCGTATTGAGTCTGCTGTACTGCTAACCACAGCAACAGGTAATAGACAAGATATGGACATTTTAAGTCTTACAGAATTTAGTCTTCTTAATTCAAGCACGACAGGCAATCCAGTAAACATCACATACACTCCTAAAGTTAATCTAGGTGTGTTGTCTGTGTGGCCTAAGCCAGATGCGACAATCGCTGCTGCTGCAACCATTCATTTGATTTACCGAACAGCATTTGAGGGTTTCACTTCTGCGGCTGAAACTCCAGACTTCCCACAGGAATGGCAATTGCCCCTGATCTATGGGGCGGCTGTCTTGCTGGCTCCTGAATATGGCGTGCCACTTAACGACCGCAACCAGCTAGTCAAAGAGTACACGATGTACTTGGATATGGCTGTTGGTGCTACTCAAGGTGAAGACGAAAGCATTTTCTTCCAGGTGGATAATAATGGCGTTTAAGAAAGCTCCTGAACAGGATACCTACTCCACTGTTGAATTCCCCATCTTTGGAGGAAACAATCAACGTGGGTTTCCTGGTACTTTAGGAACTGATGACACAGCAAAAGATTTTAGAATAGTTAATCTTATTCTGGAGCGTGAAACCAATACTATTACTAAAGAACAAAACTACAGTTTTATTACAAGACCAGGAACAAAAACAGCACTGACAGCTCCTATTTCTGGAGGCGTAACTAGTACAATTCACGCCATGTATTGGTGGGGATCAGCCTCAACTAATGGTAGATTAATCATAGTTTCAGCGGATAGTACAAGTAGTCCAGCAGACTTAGATATTCATTCATATGATCCTCCAGCCAGTGCAACAGATAGTACATGGCAATTAAATACTACGTATGATAAAGCATTTCCTAGCGGAATTGTTGTAGATGCTACAGCAGGCTTAGTAAAAACTAAAATATCCTTTGCCGAATTCCAGTATGATTCTGGGGCAGTTGATCTAGTTATCTCAGATGAAATTGGTGGTAAATTAGTAAAAATTACTCAGGCTGGAGCACTAACCACTTGTGCAGATGCTGATTATCCTGCTGGATTAATTGATATTAAACATATTGATGGTTACTTAGTAGGTATTAAACCAGGAACAGCCGATATTTATAATAGTGATTTAAATAATCCATTCTCATGGACTGCTGGTAATTTTATTTCAGCAGAGCAGTATGGAGATACAGCAAAAGCATTAGGTACACATCACAATTATATTGTGATATTTGGAACTCAATCTATTGAATTTTTGTATGATGCCGGAATTGCAACCGGTTCTCCTTTCCAACGAAATGTATCCTATTCTAAACAAATTGGATATGTGGGAGGATTAGCACAACATGGCGATCAATTGTTCTTTCTTGGACAAGCGCGTGATGGTTCTGTAGACCTATATGTAATGGAGAATACGGATGTAAAAGCAGTCGGTGGAGGATTAGCACAACAAGTATTGATGCAGTTTTTTTATGGAGCTGACGATGCTTTTTCTCTTGATCCTTATGTAATGACGTGCACAATTGTAAATTGTCCAAAAACAGGACATAATTTTTATTCATTGTCTTATGTACCTCCTACTGGAGCAAAATCTTTTGTATTCGATTTAAAGACCTTTGTGTGGAGCGAGTGGAAATATAGTAATAATCCTTCTTGGGGAATTAGATATTCTGCATCCTTTCAAACAGTATATCCATTAAGGCACTTCAGTTTGGTTCTTGCACGAGAGACTAATACATCCATTCTCACTTTTGATCCAAGTTTATTTCAGGATGTTGGGGCCACTCTAACTTGGAATCTTCAAACTGATTTACAAGATTTTGGAACTATCAATCAGAAATCCATGCATCGTTTATCTTTCTATACAGATAAACCAACTACTAGTAGAACAGTATCTATCCAATGGACAGACGATGACTACCAGAATTATAATACAGCAGTCACAGTGGATTTAAATCAGGAATTACCAGCTATTCGTAGACTAGGTAGATTTCGTAGACGTGCCTTGAAACTCACTGGAACATTCAATGATGATTTCCGTTTGTTTAAAATTGAATGTGATATTAATAAAGGTGGACATTAATGGTATTTCGTGTTGGTCCAATTAAGTTAGATAGTGCTTCTCCATTCACAAAACAAGAATGGAATCAGCAGGTATTGGATCAACTTAAAGACTTATATAACGGTATTGGTTTTGGTGGAATTTTATCTTGGAATTCCGCTGGTAATGTTGTTATTGCTAAACCTACAAGTGGGACAACACTAGCTCTTAATCAAGCTAATGGAGCCACATATGGATATGGAATTACTTCAACTAATGGAAATTCGTCTAGTACATATTTAGAGCAAACTAGTGTTTGTATTTGGAAATGGACAAATACAGCAACAACAGGAACTTTAGTTTTAGATGTTGGCGGAACAACAGCATTTTCAGTAGATACTGGACAAATATTCACATTTGCAAAGCACCATATGCAAGCACCAATTACTGTGGCTTCTCTCCCAGCAGCAGCGGCTGGTAATAAAGGTGCTAGGTATTTTGTATCTGACGCCAATGCTACTGCATTTGCCTCAGTTGTTGCTGGAGGCGGTGCTAACATTATTCCTGTATATAGCGATGGAACTAATTGGAGGATTGGATAATGGACCTTAAGTTTGAGAATCCTGGACTAGGTCAATTACTCAGTGGTTTCAAATCCAAACACTTTGGAACTGATGAAAAGTTCAATGAGAACAATGATGGTATTGGTTACATGAACAATGATGGTTATCTTGGAGGCATGTATAAAAACAGCCTAGGCAAGACATCTCTATATGGTGGCAAAGAATTCAAAACCAATCTTATAGACAATCTAGTTGATGTTGGATTGATTCTGGGACTAGTGTCAGGCTATGGTGGAATTAAACCTATGGCTTTGCCAGAAGCTATCTTAAAGAATGGTAACAGTGAATATGCACTTGGGCTAGTGCCTCCGATCCCTAATGTGACACCTGCGACATTGGCGTTGCAGTATCGTAAGAAATTTTAAGGAATACACATGGCACTTTCAGGAATGTTTCAGCCGTTGTTAAATCAAGGCACTACTCCTCCACCTATTGCACAACCTCAGCAACAAGCTGATCCTTACGCTGGGTTCCAATGGAATAAAATTGATCCTAGTCAGTACATGAATCCAGATCAAAGCGCAGCTTGGGATTTAGGTAATGTTCCTAAAAATTTAGGTTATTCCGGAAATGTGTGGGATTCTACACAACAGGGTGGTTTTGGTGAGAATGGTAATGACATGCGGGAGATGTTTTCTCCTAACCAAGGTTTCCTTGATTGGTTAAAACAAAACAACTACTCTATTGGTCAAAGTTATGGTCCTGGTGGTGAGCAGAAACGTGGGACTGCTCATCAGGGAATTATAGGAGCGGACGGCAAGCCTGTTGGAGTAAATAGCTTCGAGTATGATAATACTGGTGGCTGGATGGGTAAAGTAGTGCCAGGTGTATTAGCTGGCATGCTTGGTGTAGCAGGTGCAAGTGCTTTGGGCTTTGGTCCGGCTGCCGGTGGTGCAGCAACATCTGTGCCGGCGGGTGGTTTGCCTGGATCGTTGTATCCGGGGCTTGGTGCTGGGACTAGTGCCGGTGCAACCCTTCCAGCAGGAGTTGCTGAAGCAATTGCCGCTGATGCCACTGGTGCTGGTGCCGCAGGTGGTTTTAATGCCGCTATGGACTCTCAACTCGCTAATCTAGGTGGCGATGCTGTTTGGGGTGGTGCTGGTGGTGGTATGACTGGAGCTACTGTGGGAGGTTCTATTCCATCAGCAGTTAATCTTGGATCATTAGGTGGCACACTAAGCACAGGTGCTGGTTTATCTTCCGTATTCAATGCTGCTAAAGATTCACAGGCTGCATCAGAACAATTAGGATATAATCCTGCTACTATGTCTGGTCCAACAAATCCAGCCATACCAATAGGATTCCCAACTGGTGCTAAAACTCTTACTGATATCCTTACCGGTGCAGGAAAGAATCTGTTTAATAATGCAACCTCTCCAAATGGTCTTGGAAACCTTCTGGGATTGATAAATGCTCGCAACCAGCGTAATGGTTGGGACGAGCAAATGAGAGAACTTGATAAGAACTTTTCTGTTGACAGCCCATATGCAAAGAATATGCGCCAGCAAGTTGAGCGCAGGGATGCTGCTGCTGGGCGTAATAGTCAGTATGGTACTCGTGAAGTGGAACTTGCCGGTAACTTAGCTGAAAAGAAAGCCAACGCAGTCAAGGATTTAATCACTATGCAGAATAACAAGTATGCTGCTGACAATTCATTCAATCGTGATCTAGGTGCGATGTTTAGTGCTGGTGGCAATAACAGTATCTTCTCTGGACTAAGTTCTAGTTTCCAAGATTTACTAAAATTAATTGGTGAGGGCTAAACATGCCACAAGTAACCACAGAATACCCTGATCTGAGCCAGATGTTTGGTGCTCAGTCTGCTATGCCCGCTATTCTTGGGATGGAGCGTTTTAGACAAGCCCAACAAGCACAACAAGGTAACATGGCGGATCAAGCACAGCAGATGCAGATCGCCAAAGATCGTGCTCCTGTTGATCTGGCCCACATTGCTTCACAGACTAGTGAGGCTAACGCCAGAGTTCCTTTTATTCAAGCACAAACACAAGGTTTGAATCTGACAAATGAAGTCACAGCCGGTATTCCGAAGGAGGAGCGAATTGCTGCCCATCGGACTAAGATGGCCAAAGAAATGGGCAATGATCAATTAGACGCACAGGAAGCGCAGCTAAACAAGATTATGTTAAATCCCCATATCACCCCGGAGGCTCGTCAACAAGTACGTGCTCTCCTGGATGAAATGCCAAAGATTCGTGCAGAAAAACTCAAATTAGCTTCTCAAGAGGCTATTCATAAATATGATTCTGATACTCGTGCGCAGGCATCCCGCGATGTAGCTGGAATCAATAAGGACCGTGCTCTCGAAGTTCAACGACTAAAGAATGAGGCGGCTCAGAAGGGTAATGCAATTCTTAATGCTGCTAAAGCTGGTAAGTTAGACCCAGCGCATGCTCTAGGCTCTTTAAGTGTACTTGCTGCCTTTGAGAAAGACCCAGAAATCCAGGCAACATATCAATCAGTTGCAGATCAGATGGATGTGTGGATCAAGCAGAAGGAACGTGAGAAGGCTGCTGCTGTTCCGCAAGTTGCTCCAGATAAGGTTCCTGGTGCTCCATTGACCACACCAGTACCACCTGTTGCTACTCCACGAGTGATGCCAAAAGCTGCATCAGCACCATCACCGGATTTACAGAAGGCTGTTACAACCTCTGGATGGGCTTGGGAACCAGATAAGTATGACTATAGAATTGGACCAGACGGAAAAGTACAACGCAAGCCGAAAGGTAAATAATGAGTGATTGGGAAACAGCCGGTGACGGTTGGGAGACTGCCGAAAGCGGTTGGGAGACTGCTTCTCCTACAAAAGGCAAAGCAGTTATTCCAGGCACTCCTCCACAACCTCAACGTCCATCAACGGATGCTGAGAAGGACAAAGCTTACGCTAAAAATATACTAGGTGTTCCAGTAGGTATCGGTGAACAAGCACTGAATTTGATGGGTGGTATTGGGGGTCTGTTTACAGCCCCTATTGGTGCTACTCTGAATAAGTTGAATGCTCTTGGAACAGGTAAGTCTACTGACTGGCTAAAGGATTATGAATCTATCCTCCAGGCGTCTGGACAAACAGGTACTAACCTAATGCCAGATGCTGAAGTCTTGGATTCAGGTTCTAGGGATGCTATCTCTAAGCAAGTTGGTAACGTTGTCAATAACGTTCTAGGACCACTCGCTGGTGGGCCATTCCCACATAGTCCTCCATTCCTACGCAACACATACAAAGAGCCCAAGCCTAAAGTTGATGTGGAAGGTATTATTGCTAAGAGCAAAGAACCTGTTGGCCCTGCTGATGCTACGGAACATCCAGCTCCTATTCCCAATGAGGCTCAAACTGAGCTTCCAGATGGAGCCATGATCCAGGCACCACAATATGGGGTTATGAAGGGTATGTCTCGTATTGATGAGAATGGCATCCCCATCAAGGCGGATTTGTCTATGGAAGTCCAAAACATGGAGAACCCTCTACAGCGTAATCTGTGGGGGGATGAACTCCCACGTAAGTCTGAACAGGAAGCTCCAAGAGGTATTACCACGGCTATGGATCAGATGCAGCCGGGCATGCGGTCAGGAGCTATCTTCCGAGAAGGGCTCCAGGAACCTCTAGAAGCGCCCAAGGACCTCTCAAAGGCTGTGGAGGATGCCACCCTACCTTATCAGTCAAAAGAAGGCCCATTCAGCCTTCCAGACACCGCTATGGGCAAATTGGTTCCCAATGAGATAAACGGTGGTATGGGTAGTGGGCAGGCTGGTAAGATTAACCTTAGAGACATTCAGGAGACTTTTGCCAGATTTAAAACTGGTGTGGCAGATGCCCATGAATATCTTAAAGCCTGGACTGGTGCTTTTAATCCAGTTGAATGGAAAAACAAATTAGAAGATTTACGTGATCCAAAAGCTCGTAGTACCATCGTATTTATGTCACCTGGTGTATTTCATGATTTGGCGGATCAAAGAAAAAAAGGTTATTTGAGTGGGCCACTTCCTGAAATAAAAAGAGAAAGCATTCGTGAAGGTTTACAAAGTAATGAGGGTTTGTCTGATATTCCAACCTTATTTACCAAGACTGATCCTAAAACTGGGGAAACCCAAGTGTGGGGACATGAAGGCAGACATCGGATGGATGTGTTCAAGGAAAATGGTATTGAAGCTGTTCCTGTGCATATCCGTGATCAGACAATTAGATGGGGAGAAGTAGAAAAACTCCCACACACAATTGTTGGTGAGACTGGGAATTCATTTAACTTTCCACATATTCTTACAGACCGTCAATGGGCTAAAGGACAGACAGAAAGGTTGCCAGTTGGAGAAGCACGCGACCTTGGTCCAATGCATCGTGATTTACAAATCTTGAATGATTTGCCTAATTCAGAACAGAGGGCCAGAGATGCTATTGCAGAGCAACTTAATCATGGTATTGGTGGTACTCAACGTGGTGCTTTACTAGTCCCAGGTAAGCGCAAGCCTAGACCAGATACAGTTGCTGAACCTACAAGCCCAGAGAACATCGCCCTTAAAGCAGAACGCGCTGCTAAAGCCAAAGCTCTTGGACTAGAGGGAACACCTTACGAGAATGTGACTACTCTAGAAGATGTTCTATCCGATCCAGGTAAAGATATCAGCAAGAACCCAGCCAGAGATTATGCTAGTTCTGGTGTGAACGGCATGGTATATCGTAACACCGATAACCGTGTGCTTAAGTACGTTCGCCACATCTTCACAGAATCTCGCCAGATGGCGGAAGCATTCTCTACCAAGCATGTAACCGGCAAGGAAGGTGTCAACAACGTCTACCGTAAGCTAGATAAAGGTGAATGGCCTCTGGTAGCAGAAGCACTCCAAGAAGGTTCACGCCAGAAGATAAAGTTAACTGAAGAAGCCATGACTGCTATGGGCATGTCTGACAATCAGAAGGCTATGGTAAATCGTGTGTACACGGCTCTAGATGCTATGTACAAGATTGGCAATGATGCCCTTGAGAATGCTGGTTTTAAACCTCTAGATTACCACCCCGGTTATGTGCCTTCTATGTTTAGTGGGGCATTCACATCTTTGGTTGGTGAGTACAAGGTTAACAAGGACGGCAGCAAGACGTTTCACACTAAAACTGTGGTGCAGGCTGACACACTATGGGGCCATAACAAGGGGCTAGAACATCCTTCCTTGAAGGGACTGGATGTAATTCCACTTGGCCGCAAAGGACTCAATACCAAGACTGGCTACAGCCGTGTGTATGATGGCTTTAATGATATTATTTCAGAGATTGCCAAGCATGATCCTGAGTTTGCTGATCTAAAGGCCGAGGTCGATCACCATATCGCAGAGTCCACCAAGAAACTATATCAGTTCGACGTGCACGAAAAGCGTAAGACTGGTGTTGTTGGAGCCATGGGTAATAAGCCCTGGCTGGATCAACAGACTAATGCCAAGCAGTTCCTGGAAGGAATGATCAACTACCTGGAAGAAGGTAGCCGCTATTACTCCTATCAAGATGCTCTTAACAAGGCAGGAGAAGTCACAGCACACCCTGACCTACAGAATATGCCAAACACACTGGCTTATGTAGATCGTTACGCCAAGCATGTGGCAGGCAAAAATCTGTCTGTATTCGGTGCTGCCGGTAATGCTCTAATTGATTTCGCTACTACAGCCAATTTGGTTGGTCCACATGTAGCTAAGGATGTGTCATCCGCCATGCGTACAGTCAGTGGTGTACACATGATGGGTCTTTACAATCCAGCATTCCTATTAACACAGTTATCACAGTTCTGGACTGGTGGTATGCCAGAGGGCACTGCAATTCGCAATGCCACTGGACTGTCTCACGTAGACATGACTGCTGGGTTTGCTAAAGCTATTTTCCAGAACAGCGCCGTGTTTATGGAGAAGGTGCTAGGGAAAGAACTTTCCTACACAGAACCATACATGCGGGATGCCTACAATTGGGCGCAAGAACAAGGCATGATGCACTTCTCTGAAGCTGAATTGGCACGAGATGTGTTGCAATCCAATACATCACGAGTGGCTAAACGCGTTGCCACCGCTCCAATGTGGCTTGGTGAGAACATGACACGCCCACCTATCTATATGTGGTATGTGGAAATGTTCCATCGTGCTGGCTTGGAAGGTAATGAGTTGTATACCACTGCCAAGAGAGCATCAGATTATGCTATGGTGGATTACCACCCTGACGAACGTCCGATGATCTATAGTGCACTTGGTCAAGGTGGACAGTTCATTGGTGGTCTAACTACCTACAAGCACAACCTGATGGATCAATGGACCACACGTCTGTCTGAGCCTATTAAGAATCCAGAAGCTCTGGCAGCCATGTTTGCTGGTGCTTATATGTTCTATGGTATCTCCGGATTACCTGGTTACCAGGAAGCTGACTTGCTGGTGCAAGAATTAACCTCCATTGGCAAAGGCAACAACGGTAAGACCATTCGCCAGTTAGCCACTGGCAGTATGGAAAAGAGCAAACTGTGGGATGGGGTTTTGTCTGCGACAACAGGGATTGATTTCCAGTCTCGCATGTCGATGGCGAATCTGATTCCCGACGGACCGGTGGCCAGCGTCGTTGGTCCACATATAATGAACCTAGCTAACATTCTAGCTAAGGGTATTACATATGCCCGGAATCCTAATGAAGCTGCTTTGAAAGATTTTGCCTATACAGCAACACCAGTTGGTATGAAGGGCCTGGCTGAAGATGCCCTGTATACCGATAAGGAAAATTATGTTCTGAATAACAAGGGACAGCGTAAGTATGAGTCACCTAGAGGCACTAATGATGCCGGCCTAGATGAGCGCAACACCCGCAAGTACCTTGGTATCCGTCCCATTAGGGAACGGTTGTATGATGAAAACCTTTACGCTAGAGACAAAGCATATAAGAATATGACAGATGGTCAGAGACAAGCTATGAACAGATTGACTGCTTCTATCAATATGAAAGACGAGAAAGGCACTGAAAAGGCAATCAGTGACTATCAAGCGGAAGGGGGTGATCCTAAAAACCTCAATAACGCCTACTTTAAGCAATTGTTAGAGGATGCTGGTATGTCCGGATTACAACGCCGGATCATTGCACCAAAGAACAATATAGGTAGTATGAATAAGTACAGGGAGTATCAAGAATGAAAAAGAAATCCGGTGGTGGTGGCAAGAAACGCTGCTAACAAAGAATAAAGGCCCCGAAAGGGGCCTTTTTCATTTATAGCTTGTACTCTTTGATCCCTCGTCCTGTATTAGGGTCATGCTTGGAAGCGATCCTTACCGCCTCGGCAGGAGTTGCTCCAGCAGCCATAGCGGCAATAGCCAAGTGCATACCACTACCGATAGAAAAGTAAGGTTCATCAATCTGCATCCAATTTTGTAGATTAGTTCCATGATAGATTTTACCTTCATCTGTTAACATCAGTAATTCAATATTCTTGAGCTTTGGTGGTTTGTCAGTTGGCACAGCAAACCATGCCACTAACTCTCCCCAAATATCAGCATTGCCGGCAAAGCCAATGAGAACACGTTTCGCACCGAAGATACTCTTTGCTACCTCTGGCTTTAAATCAACTACTTTAGTCTTGCCTTTGAACTTAATTCCACCTGAATGGGTGAACTGAAGGTCACAGGCAATCCCAGTTTTATTTACTGCTATTGTTGTCATTATACGCCGCAAGACCCTCCATGGCCGGTGATGTCGAGATACTCAATGGCTTTTTCGAGGTTCTCTTTTGAGTCTTGGAAGTGGCCGAGGGCTCGATTACAGTTGTTGCAGAGGAGCCCGCGAATTTCTTTCGTTTCGTGGCAGTGGTCAACATCTAAATTCCTACCTTCTTTTGGAGGTTTACCACAGATAGCGCAAACCCCGTTTTGTTTACGAAGCATTTCTAACAAGTCTTCTATGGTAAGGTTGTACCTAGATTTAAGAGAACGTTTAGAGGTTCGCTTGATTACACGATCTTTATTAGCTTCGTAGTATTCTCGGTTACGCTCTTTCTCCGCTTCTTTGTTTTTATCGTACCAAACCTTGCCGTATTTCTGATAATGGTTAGACACCACAAGTGCCTCCCCTACCAGTAATCAAACACTGGTCGTGTTCTTCAAAGACGGTTCCTTTGTGCTTGATTGCTTCGTCATAATCAATCTCAGTTATGGGCTGACCTCCTCGACTTCCATCTGGATAACATGTGAACCCGCGAAGTCTGGGTGCATAGTTTGCAAGTACCTGCGCAAAACGGCCAACTGACCCCTCGTTGTTCTCCCTCGTGCCCCAAGCCGGGAGATTAATTGTGCTGGAAATTGACATGTCAACGTAATCTTGTATGTCTGCTTGGAACTTGATTCTTCGTTCGTAGTCATGACTTAACTTGTAGGCGGTGTCGATTGTTTCTGGTTTGATTCCATACTCTTTAATTAGGTGGTCTGCTGTGGCATCGATGACATAGCTGTACTTCCACTTAGTCCCGTCAGTGAGGAATCTTCGTTTATAAGCCACAGCAAAAAGTGGCTCAATACCTGTAGTTGTGCTAGCGAGAATGCCGATTGTGCCAGTTGGCGCGATAGCTCGATAGGCAACTGGCCTACTAATGTAGAAACGGTCACAGTGCTCGTCCGCGCTTCTTTCACTTTCTGCTCGGTATACTTCAAGCCATTGTTTAAGTTCATCTGTTACTTCGTACTTCTGTCCACGTTTGAGTAGCCATTCATGAATGCCCATAAGGCCGAGCCCGAGGCGTCTATTTTTTTCCCGAACCTTATAGACCTTTTCGTACGGTAGATCGGCTCTAAGTGTTCCGCAGACGAGGAACTTACTTGCAAGCGCCACCACTGATCGAAATTCGTCCAAATTTGATATATTACCCAAATTAATAGACCCAAGGTTGCATACGTCGCTATCATCTTCAGACGTAACCTCAGTACAAGCATTTCTAAGTGTTTCATTTTGTTTATTACCAAAGTTAAAAGAGAATCCTGGTTCCCCAGTCATCATCGCTTGTTTGCAATTTTCTAGGAATATATTGTTTGTAGATAATGTTCCCCATAAACCATTGTAACCTGTCGCTGCATCATCATAGTTCACTGAGATATTAGTCATATCCAGTGGAGCAGGGAAATTGAAGTCTGCTGCCTTTAAGTCTCGGAGTTGTTGGTTCCAGTTTTTGGCTGATAGGAAGAGAGGAATATCTTCATGTTGCCAATTAAGACTTGCATAGATTGCAGAACGTCTTGAGCCTCCTTGCATGACGTTTCGGCCGATTTCATTAATGGCATACATGAGAGGCAGAGGTCCGCTAGCAACTCCCCCTGTTCGTGCCAAAGGGCGTCCAGCGGGCCTGAGTCTTGAGTAATCAATTCCAATACCTCCACCTGTCATTAGACATGACATAGCTCGCCATGTTACTGCGCTCCACTCTTCTCTGGTGTCTTCTTCCGCTCGTAGAAGGTAACAGTTATTGTACGCCTTATAAGGTCTTCCTGCATAGTAGAGGTAACGTCCACCGGGAATAAACCGCATGCATTTAATATGCTCGGCAAGTTCTCTTCGATCTTCGGAAGACATGAGTACAGGTAAGGTTCCTCCTCTTTCTCCACATACGTCGTCCACCAAGCGGTCACTAAGGGCATCCCAGGAGTCGTTTGGTCCTTGTGCATATTTGTTCCTAAAAATTGTTTCAGCGAACTCAGTCTTGAATCTTTGTATTTGCATCAATCTCCCTCAGCCGTGCTTGAATGTTTTTAAGTGTTTTATGAATGTCTACCATCGCTGTGTTGTAATGCGCAAGGCACCAGTCTAAGTGAGCTTGATTATTTGCGTCAGTATCTACTCCTCGAAGCAAATCTTTAAGAACACTAAAATCAGTAATATAGCTACTAGCCAAACGATCAATGTAGTCATTTAGACTTTTTAGATTCTTGTTTTTTAAACTCATAGATTTCCTGATCGGCCTCTTGTTCTTGCTGCTTCCGTACTCGGTAACGGACAGATTTCCCATTATTTTTGGATAAACCACTGTCGTCTTCTTTATTCTTCTTCGGTTGTGTATTGCCCATATAAATACTCGTAGCGTTCGTCAATCCGATCAAGGAAAGCGTCAACAATCTCCGTTGACGTCAGGTTCAACAGGTCTATTAGAAGGGTTTCCTCTTCGTTACGCAGCTTTAAAATAAGCTCGGTCTTTGTCATCAAAATATAAATATTCAATAGGCAAGCCTAGGCGCTTAGCACGTTCAATTTCTTTCCCAACACCATAACTCTTTTCCCATCCAGGCATCATATATACCCACAGTTCATCACACTTGTCAAGTACAGCGAAGTCTTGATGTAGCCACCAATCACCGTCCATAACCTCATCACCCATGCCATGCTTCTCAACAGAGTGGCTATGGGCGATAGGACAGAACACGGCGTAGCCCATGCTCATTACTTCTGCTGCCTTTTTACAGGCAAACACAAATGCTTCCTTACGACCACCCTTGTAGGCAGAGTAAGGTGAAGCCAGATATATTAGTTTAGTAGACATCGCCATTTTCCGTGATCTTGATATCTTCATATGGTACTACCATACGGCGATAGAATTCCAACTTAGCTGCTTCAAGAGCACCAATAATATCGTTGAATGTCTGGTAACCATTTCCATCATTCTCACGATATGCTTTACATAACTTGGTAATTTGATAATTCAATTCGCCAGCAGTTCCTGCCGGTATAGTGGATTTTGGAAGTAATTCTGTGCGTAGATGTTTAATATAAGGCATTATCGGTTATCTCCACTACCTAAGATTTTTCCACGAAGAGCACGGGATTCCAACTTGTCCACATTCGCTTGAGCGATATCAGAGAGCTTAAATCCATTGTCGAACGCAATTTGAGAGAGATACCACAATATGTCCCCCAACTCAGCGTGCAGTTTGGTAGTAGCCACGTCGTTACTGTAGTCGCCTCGGAGTAAACGTTTGAATACACCAGCAAGTTCTCCGGCTTCTTCAAGAAATCCCATAACACGTTCTTCGGGGGATGCAGACGCCACACGGAATGTGAAGGCTTTATTCTGATAGTCATTAAACGATTCCATTTTGTTCCTTTAGTAATAGTTCTAGTCGTGCCATAGCATTCCAGGCTACTTGAGCAGCATGATCCAAACCTGTAGTTGCATCCACAGGTCCCTCACTAGACTCAGCGATGATATGACGCATAAGAGCGTCAGAATAGCGCTCAAAACCATCAGGGACAGTCTCCCATCCTTTCCAAGCATACTTTGAGGCGCCATAAGTTGATACAGCAGCCACAGCGAGGCAAGCGTTAGGAAAGTAATTGATAAGTCCCCTAAAAACAGCAGGCTTTCCAGCATCTAATTTTGCTCCTGGTTCATGTGGATTTTTTCCATTTGGATCAGATTCCATAACCATCTTCTTCTAATTTTTTATCTACTGTCCAATTTAGAAACATATTCAAAAGATGCCAATAGCGAAAACCACCGAGTGTTATTGCCCATAAAAGAGTTCCTGGAATCAGTGTAGTCATTGTTGGTAACAACCAAATTAACATCCATGGAAGGTTAATATTTATCTTTGTGAATGGAATTTTTGCAAAATCATTAAACTGCATAACGTTCCTTTAGATATTTTAAGCTCACATACATCGGTAGGTAGTGTCCATTACTTACTTCATGCTTCATCCAGATACCTCTGTCATAGGTGTTTCCTTGTGGTCCGAGGTAATCCTCATTATGCTCATAGCAAGACCCAACAAACAGTCCTAGGACAGGGACACCATCTGCACGAACTTCTCGATGCATTTCCCAATTCTGCACATGCCCCATAGTACAAGACATGTGCTTCTTGATTACTAAGTGTCGTGCCGATGCCACGGGTCTTCCAAGAACTCCAGAAGTAAAATAATGACAATAGGCAATACCATCAATAACAATGGGCTGCAAATAAGGAATAACATCCCAACCGAAAGATTCATACTTTAGGTCGGCAAGCCCGATAGTTCCGTCAAGCTTAGGATCGTTTTCGGTCGCTCGTGTGATACGATCTTCGTGATTGCCCAAGGTGAGTACGAGGCGTGGGTTGTACCGCTCTTTATGATTTGCTTTAGCTCTGAGATTGTAATCCCAGATAGGCGCCAAGAGAGCTTCCATGCCTGCATGTGCTGCTTCAATGTCGGATTTGTACCTTCGTCCCTCAAAGCTTTTCTTACCCACGTCATACGACGATAGACTAGGCATATCCGCAAAATCGCCAATACAAACGACAACATCTGGCTTTTTCTCCGTGATGTATTTCCCAATATTGGTGAGAAATCCGGAATCATTTCCCGGTTTGAACTGAACATCTGGTATAACTAAATGCTTCAATCTGGAAGCTCCACATAAATTATTCTTTTACAATGATTACATTGATAGGATGCTTCACACCAATCACCATTATCATGATCATCAAGATATTCCCAATCATCATGATCACAATTTTTACATGGTTTTAATGTCACATCATCATATACTTTTGTATTAGTCATTAATTAAGGGTAATGTCTGGATTACCTTCCTGATCTGGTTCATTGAATTTTTGTACCAGCATCTTCACACTCATGCCGGTTGATGCAAGGAAATTGATTGCAAACTGCAAGAGCACTTGTACTTCCTCGGCTGTAACCACTTGTGTAAACTTCACAGAACCATCGTCATTAAAGACAGGTACATCAATTATTTTCATTATTCTTCTTTACAAGTTCCATGAAATGTTCAAGTGAAACAGTGGCAAGGGTAACGTCATTGTTGCGTTTAACAATGAGAAGGGGTTCATGGTCCCCGTGACTTGCGGCCTGCTCATACCACGTATGCAGTTGACTGCGTGCTTTGTTTTTACACTCAGTCTGATACGGGATTAGTTTACGTGCAGCAGTAGATAACTGCACATCTTCTCCACCCATGCCCATAGAAGTACTACGGACATCATCCTTTCCCAAGGATGGGAATGTTTTCAGGAATACATCACGCACATATTGTTGTAGGCGTCGTCCTTTACTCTTTGCTGATTGTGGTGTCAGGGAACCTCCAAATATCGCCCGGTTTTCTCCAAATCCACAGACACTGCCCGGACATTAGCATGTAGTCATCGTTGGAATAAGCGTCTCTTACTGCCTCAAACATTTCTTGTTCTGATAGGCCCTCTAAAATCGCTTTTGCTTTCTTCGGCCCAATCCCAGGGACGCCTTTGATGTTGTCAGTGGAATCGCCGACAAGCATCTGATAATAAAAGTTATAAATCGCTTCATCTGGTGTGATAAAGTATTTATGAGGTTCATGAATTACTTTGCCTTGCCTAGTTAAACCCCAGTGGAAATGCCAACCAGGGATCATGTTGATATCCTTATCTATGTGTGCAATGATGGTGGAGTCTGTTTGTAGTGCTCCCACCATGTCATCTGCTTCACATCCTTCAGATAGTTTAGCACCAAACTTGTCAATTAAGAACTGTCTAACTTCTGGTTCCCATTTTGGTCGGATTGCTCCGATTCGGTTCGCTTTATACTCTGGGTAATAATTGAATCTAAAATTTCCAGACCCCGTGAGCCACAACTCGAATGAGTCAGCGTCTGTTCCTTCAAGAATTCCATCCACCATTCTCTCTGCTCTAGAGGTAGCGACCCAAAGTGGATCGTCATCCGCAGTAGAGGCAGCGGGAGCGAAAGCGCAGGTATCTCCATCAATCAGGACTAGCATCGCGCAGTCTGTATAATGCCTTCCTCATTAATGAAATGTATTCGTTTAATGCCGACAGATTGGATAAGATTATGACAAGTAGGACAAGGTTTACTACACCCAACAGAGCCACCACGAGTAAAGCGGGTAACATATATTTCTGCTCCTAAAAGGTCGTGCAGCCTTCGTTCTTTTAACAGTTTAAGAATTGCAGCGGCCTCGGCGTGCAAATGAGGAGTCTTCAGAAGCCTTGATGGCCTAAGTGAATTGTAGCCGCTCGCTAGAATTCGTTGCCCCTTGACAATCACTGCACCTAATTTATGTTGTTGGTGAGGACTCTTAACTGCCTCTTTGGAGGCTGCACGAAAACCAATCATTTGAAGAATCTCTCTCTGTCTTTCGAGATTAAAGTGATTCGTACAATTCGATTATCTCCTGACGGATAGCTTCGTACAGATACGCGACACATATGCTCCCAAGCCCACATATGAGAAGCAATGTATATGTTATACGCTTCACGTTTAGAGAGGGGCTCTGTTTGAACAAAGTCCCCTACCCGAGTTAGATACTCTGAGAATCCGTACTTGTTATTGTGACTCGTCCGACTCCGACGCATACACCCAATCGAAGTAACGTTGTGCTAGATCGAGTACTTCTTCGGCATGAACTGGAGTTTCTCTGGTAGCAAGCGTGGCAATGGCATTACTGATACTAGACTGGCGAACAATACGTACGCGATTGTCAGCACGTTCTTGTGGAGTTTCATAGTTTGATCCTGTTACCCTGCCCACACCGGGTGATGCCGCCTTAGCTTCCGCAGTTGCCGCTTCGACTTTGGCCCATTCGTTATAACCGGCCGCATTCTTGGTAGAAGTAATTTCAATTCGATCCCCATCTTTAAGGGTTTGTACTGTCTCAAATACGCCAGGGTTGGTGAAGCTCATCACCTTCTGAGTACGTGTCTCTCCCTGGTAGTCATAGGTAACGGTAGCTACCGAGTAACGTGCCTTACCTTTGACGACGTTCTGTACGTCCACAGACTTAACTGTTGCTTGAAAGCTCATATAGTTCTAAATCCTTTTTATTTGGTCCCACCATAATTTCACAATTTAATGGAAGCGTGAAATCATAGTTGAAGTATTCTCTGCACATGGATGGGACTGATTCCACTGCATTCTTTAACATGATACTAATATTATACACGTTTTTGGACGGCGTGTCAACTACTAAGCTATCATGGATCGTTTGAATAAAGAAACCCTCTAAGCCAGAAGCAATAAAGTCTTTAAAGAATTTAATTCTGGCTAGCATCACTAACTCTGCCCCAAACCCCTGTACGGGGTAGTTCTTAATCTGTGTTAGGGGCCATTTCCATTCACCCCTGTCGTTTCTCTTTGGTATAAAGTTGTAGTATCTTCCTGATGGGATAGTGAGGAAAGCGTATTCTTTAGCTTCTCGTTCAATTTGTTGATGCCATCTTCCAATGCCTGTGTACTTGGCGTAGAACTCGTCAATAACTGCTTGCCACTGTTTGCGCGTAAAGCCAACATCCAGGAAGTCACTGTCTTGTACATATCCAAAAGCTGTTGCTCCGTACAAAAGCTTAAAGATGAATCTCTTCGCAGTGACGCGATCAGGGAGTTTAAATCTCTCCTGATTGAGTGCATGCAAATCAAGTTTTCGTCGTAATTCATCCTTCAATACCTCGTCTTGTGATAACTCTGCTGCTACTACAACCTCTAGGAAGCCCCTTGACATCGACGTTAATCAGCAAGGGGCAAACCTCCTTCGGAAGCCAGCACCCAGTTAGCAAAAGCAAGTCTCTCTTCACGAGTCGAGTCCCACTTCATAGCATTAGCTAATTGAGAAATCACTTGTACATTTCCTTTAATATAACCAAGCTCAGGAATAATTCTGTCTAAAGAATACCCAAGACGCCGATTACTTTTACTAAATGGCCGATTAAACACCGGACATACTTCCGGTAACATTAAATCTTCCTCTGTTAAATCAAAGGGAACTTGTTTCATTACTGCACGGGCTTTGGCATGTCTAAGTAGAAAGGCTTTAATATTACTAGGGTCTGCTTTTCGCCTATGATATGAGTCCCTTGCCCATTGCTTCGCCTTTTCTACATAAGCATCACCACCCTCTTCTTTTAGTTGTTTTGCAGTCTTCCACTTATGCTTATTTTGCTTATAGTAATCATGAACTTTTAATTTGTACTGTATAAGCTTTTCAAACTCACCTTTACGTTCTAAAGTCTTTATATAAGTTTCTCTTGGCATAATCCTCCTACATCGCAGTTAATCAGCATCTTCAATAGTGATAGCAAAGAGAGTTACTTCAGGTCCCATTATACTATCTGAGAGATACTCACTCTGTTCCTTATTTCTACGTTCCACTGCTTTATCATAATCATAATAAGCAGCAAATGGACTAGTATATCCTTCATATGGATAACTGGTTGCCAGCACATAAATTTCTTTAGTCATATCTACTCACCAATAGTTCGTCCACTTCCACCGGAGTATTTTGGAGATTAGGTCCGCTGGAACTAAGACGCCCAGTAACAGCCACATTTTGATTAAATTGACCGTGTATGTAGTCATTTTCCCAATTCATTTCTTTAGATTTGTTTGTAATACTTGCAATCATTTCTGAAACTTTAATGAGTTCCGATCTTTCCAGGAGAAGCCTGAGCAAATCACGACTCTCCTTCCTACGACTGGTAAGTTGTTTGATGGTGGGAGCATCTGTTTGATAAAAACGTACCTTCGCTTCTGGGTCTTTCGCAGTCTTCGCAACTTCAGTACCCTCAAGTGGTACAAACCTAGGTGTAAACCGTACCAACTCTCGTCTCCAAGAGTTCTTTGTATAGCTCTGTCCCACACGTTCACCAGACTTATACACCGATTCCGTAGGTATTGCCCATTCAAACTCTATTTCTCCTCCGTAGAGTAGTGCTGACACTTGGTCACCACTATCCCAGTTGAAGTGTACTCCTTGTGGTATTTCGGGAAGATAGGTCTTGAGTGATTCTTCGAGTTTCTCAATACTTCCTTCAAGATCACTTTGCCTTTCAGTTGCTTTTTGTTTATTCCACTTGACACCGGCATATTCTGCATGTTGTAGCGCCTTTAAATCTTCTCCCATAAGGTAAACCAATCGTTTTTGTTTGTCATCCATGATGGATTGCTGATGGCAATACAACGCATAGGTCCCGTCGGTGTCATAAAGATTGTATTCCTCAAGGATGTCCAGAGGGATGTCTTCGGTGCTAATGCCGCATGCCCAATACTCAGCCACAAGGTCTGGTTTTCTAGGTTCTCCATAGCTTTCCAATGCCTCGTTTAGCGAAATAAATCTAGCAGTTTGCCCGGAGATAACGAACTCAGCAAGCGCACAATCCCAAATCCGGCAGTCAGCAGGAACCCTAACACCAACCCGCTGACTCCAATGAAGATCGAACTTGAAACTAAATCCGACCAACTCTGTTGCTGACTCCACATTGTTACGAAGATCAGTAATGAAATCAGGATCAGAAAAATACCGGAATCTACTAGGATTTCCGACAGGCTTATAGGCGTAGCTGACAAGTTTGTTTCGCGGATCAAATGGATGACCTTTGTTATACGTGGAAGTTTCAACATCAATAGTGACCTTCAGATTTTTCTCCTGCCTCTGCACGTTTAATAGCATCTTCTAGCAGTAGTGGGGTGTAGTTGTTAGCATCAACACCAACATCCCATTGCTTATATTTGTTTTTATAACCCTCAAGAGAATGCCAATGTCCGTGTAGATTGTAGTAGCCTCGTTCCCAAGATGAGAATGGAAAGTGGCAAAGAACAAACTTTCCCTTTGGTGTTTTTAGTCTGTAGTAGTCATGGCTGTCAACAAAGAATTCTTGCCAGTCTCTATTGAATAGCTGATCACACCTACCAATTCGGTCGTGGTTACCAACAATAAGATGCTTTACACCTTTGAGCTGACGCAGAACATCTTTGGTTGGATCAGGCTTACCAAAACTGAAGTCACCTAGAAACCATACATGGTCCTCTTCACTAACAACGGTGTTCCAATTTTTAATTAGAACATCATTCATTTGCTCAACAGAACCAAATGGCCTATTACAGAATTTAATTACATTGGTGTGAAAGAAATGGGTATCACTCGTAAAGAATGTTTTCATTTAATCAAATTTAATGATGTCTTTGTAGCGAGCTATCTGTGGCTCGATGATTACTTCAAACCTGCCATGTCGTAGATCAGGGAGGCTATCCTCATCCCCAAACAACTTGTTCTTACTGATATTTAGGTATCGGATGTATTCTTGATCTTCGCTGTTTTGTTTTCCAATTCCAATGATAAAGTCTGCTTCAGCTTGCTTAGACGTTTTAGCATTGGCAACGTGTTCCATAGTAAGGTAACGAACTCCTTCTGCGTGCCCGTCAGCCTGGCATACTCCAATTGCGGCATGACCGCCTTTAGCGAGTTCTCTAGCCCACTGATAGATTGATCCCAGTCTAAGGTCGTCTCTGTCGTTTGTGAAACCACGGATTTTGTCGATTTGGTCATAGATTACAAGCGACGGTTGAGTTGCCTTGATAACTGCTTCAATGTCATTCTTCGATAGAAGGGCCTCGTCAAACAGTTGTATCCTGTCTCCAACCTCTGCGTTAAAGCGTTCGCGGTAGACACCACGCTTGGCCGTAAGTTGATCCAGAGTAATTCCAAAGTAAGCCTGGATAATTCTAACACCTACTTTTTCTCCTTGTTCTTCGTTGTTAAACCATAGTACTGGTCCAGAATGTCCTTGTCCTGCGAATTGAGTTGCCTCACTAGCGAGGAGCGTCGTTTTTCCAGATTCCGGACGCGCGAATATAAATCCGAAATCTCCCGGTCGAAGCGACCCAATTGACTTGTTAAGGCAGTCGAGTCGCCATCTAAGTCCTCGGTTTTTGTAGACATGATCTAGAATTTCCTCCAGGTCCAGGCAAACACGCTTGATTGGCAGGGCGCCAGGATGATCGTCCTCACCATACCTACTAATTAACGACAGTAATTCATCCCTTGGCAGGATTCCCTGTGCCACTTTAAAAGCCGTCTCAGACAGCTTTAAAGCCTCTCTACGCGTTTTAATCTGCTGGATGATACCCAGACCCACGTCTGGTGTAATTGAAGCCTCCTGGAGGCTTTTAAGCAGGCTGCCGTAGATTTGTCTGTCAGCATCAGGGTATTTGCTATTAAAGGCAATAGCAAACTCGTCCAAGGAAATGTCTTGATTGTGTCTTAGGTGTAGATCATCAAGAGTGTTGTATAAATACGACAGTTCTCTGTAGTTGGTTTTAATGTATTCACGATCTACATAAGAACTAAAGGATGCGTAGGCATCCTTGTTTAGTAGAATCTTTAATATCAATAATTCAGGATTGTATTCTATTTTATATCCTTTATATATTTATATATATATACATATATATGTATACATATATTATATCAGATTTCTTTGGGTTTGTCAA